CTTGTGCGCCACAAAATGTATCTGTGTTAGTGTATATTAAATCTAATAGCTGTTTTATATGATTTACATCGCATTGTTCTCTATGTACGCTAATCTGGATGTCGTCAAAATAACTAGCATACTGTTCCCACCATCTGATAGTTCGAGATCCATTTGTATTGAGTGTAACACGACACCCAGTAGATTGGTGCATACGTTTAACAAACTCTCCTAATTCAGGCCACAACGTTGGTTCACCGCCGTTGATAGTTAATCGAACATTTGTTTTATTGTAATTATTTTTATATACAGATATCAAGTGTTCTAAATTTTTGCACACCACATCTAGGTCTTTAGGAAAACGATGTCGCCCGTCGTGAGCCGCTGGCCAGCAGTAATTGCAATTATAGTTGCAGGTAGACGTAACTGAATATGTTATATACAGATAGTTGGCATGATTAAAATTAACAATAGCAATAGGTTTCATTGCATCATCCTGGACGTTTTCAACAGTTTTGGTACATCATCTATTGTTAATAATTTTATATCAATTATAGTTTTATATTGACTTAACATACGGGTCCAATCAGATCGCTCTTTGACGTAAAAATTATTCCAATTCGCTGGCATTACCAATTTACCCAGCAACAAGTATCCAACTGCCATGTTTGGAGTTATAGATTTATCGGGGCACGATTGTTTAAACCATTGTACAAATTTGTTTAAACGATAAAATGGGCTTGGACTTGGTGGTCGAAATACCAAGTAGCCACCTGCTTCTAAACGTGTTTCTGCCTGCAACTGGCCATCGGTTAAACTATTGAGATCGTTATCAGATTGTAATTCTAACCAATGTTTTCCCTTATGAGTATAGTTCATGCATAAGTCGCCAAATTCTCTGTCAGCTTTAAAAAATAAAAAATCTTCGTTATTTAATGGAATTAAATTTCTAGGCTCAAATCTAAAGTATGCGTTGATACGGGGTTCACTATTAATTTGAATCTTATATTGTTCATACGAATGTATGCTGTCATTAATAATTTCCCACAACTCACAATTAACAGGAACTGTTGCTCTATGCAAAAAATTTAAATCTGAGTCTGGTGTAATCACAGGAATATTGATTTTGTATTTTTTGTTTATTTTGTCAACTGTATCGTTTATAGTTTTTAATAGTACAACTTCATCGTGAGTGGATACATTGAAACTAGTGTTGCTTATAAATGAATTTTCATTATCTATGGCCGTGGTTAACAACTGGTAAAACTTGGTGGCAGCCGGCCAATCATATATTGCGTAAAACAAACTGATATTTTCAAAACCGTTAGAAAACACAATTTCAATTCCCGGCCTGCTGTTGTAAATTTCATACTCCATTATACTTTTCCTATAATCATCCATCGTTTGTATAATGGTAATTCTAGTTCGCCGGCCCATAGTACATTGATATCACATTGCTGTTTAAATTCTTCTAAACTGTTGGCAATACGAACATGCTCAGGGATGTTATAATTGTTACTTTGCAAAACAAGTAACGTGTTATGTGGAACTCCAGATTTCCATAAATCAAATTGATCTTGAGTAATATGCTCGCAACTGGTATTGACAATAATATCTGCATCACTTCTCACTGTACACATGTCTGAAGTAATTGCCCTGAAGCGTCCTTGTATCTCTTCTTTTTTATTCATCATAGTAGCAATTGATTCGCATGTTGGATCTATATCAATGCTACGAATAGTTGCTACCGGAATTCTACTTTGAAATAACATACTGGACAGCACTCCAACCCACCCTCCGTGAATATCAATAGAAAACGGTTTGGGCATTACACAATCAATTTGCGGATGTACTGCTAGTTCTAATGCATCAATCAGCCACTCTTTGCTGTTAAGTTGGCCCGACCAAAAGGCATCCATAGTTCGCATGGGCTCCGGACTTTGTCGGATAGCCTGCATCCAGAAATGCAAGTGTTCTGTATCAATTTTCATAACAATACTCTAGCCAAGTGTACATACAGATAAATCCATTTCATAGCACACATAGCGGCATTGTCAAACTCTTTTTCAAGTTTGGGAAATGTTTTTATGTAATCTCTAAAAGTTATTTGCATTTTGGTATCTTTGAGTCTGCACTGCTAACACAGCTAGGCGTGATACAGAGGTTGGGTTGTTTGAATAGTTCAAACTTGTCCAACGTACCCAGCGGTACATCGTGACAACTGTAACTTCGTTTGACCTCATTGCCTCTTATTATAACACTTTGATAGCCAGCATTGCAAGACCAGTTAGTGAATTTATTGAAACCAAATGCGTTAAACCGTTCAGCTTGGTCAAACAAATATTCTGTATTGTCCGCGTCATACAATGCTATTTGGTAAGCATCTTCACCGTTCAAGCGTTGCGGAAATCCTGTTTGCATCTTATGCATCATATCCTTAGTATAACCGTCTACCACCGCACTCGCTGTAGGATTACTTTGCGGCTTGAGTGTTACATTAATTCCTCGAGCGTGAAATCTTTCCATGCGGGCATACAACTCGTCAAACTTTTCTGGCACCATTACTTGATTAATTGTAACATGCACCAATTCATACATCAACTGCAAGCATTTGTCGCCGAACTCTTGTTCTTTGGCAAACTCATCGTGAAAACTGGCTGTGATACTTCTACGCTGTAGTAATGCAGTGTTGTTGCACCAAGTGTTCCACCATTTGCTGCCTGGGCTCAAATTGGTAGTCATGTGTATGCTTTGATATGTACTTTCTGTTTCATCTAGATGCTTAACTAAATCCGGTAGTTGTTTGTATGCAGTGGGTTCGCCTCCACTGAAGCTCCAATGAAATTGATTAAATCCGTTGAGCCGTGCTTGCCGTTTGATCTCATCCACAGTGTTTTTGTACACTTCCAGCGGCTGATGATCAATTTGATCACTTCGAGCATATGGCCAACAGTAACTACAATTGTAATTGCAAAACCTACCCAGGATCCAGCTGGTAGAAAATAATGGTTTGGTTAGCATGGTGCGCTGTCCAAATCTCACAATATTGTTAAATGGAATATCTGTAAAGTTCATTGCGTATATTTAACCACTGTGTTGATAACCAAAAAATTATGCGGTCACCAAAAGCATTTGACTTTGACGCAAGATGGCTATATAATTGCATTGTGGATGTGAGTGGAATATGGTAGACCTCCAGCTTGCTGGGAACAGGGCTAGGCTATTAGCTGCCTTTGTAGGTTCGAATCCTACCATCCGCACCATTTTTAATTACACACAGAAAGAGGCACAGATGAAAAAGGCACTGGTAATATTGTTGATGTTGGCTGGCTCTGCACATGCCGGCGAAAAGTTCTCCACAGATTCTAATTTTGTTACAACCAGTACAATCAGATGGATACAGGTTGATAACGTGTTTGAAACCTGTGACATTGAAAGTAAAAAGCGTGGCAACGGCGGATTTGCAAAATTAGGACAAGGTCAAAAAATGGACGGCTGTTCTTTTTGGTCGGACGCAACACCAGGCAAAACCAACATGTGTACTGTTATCACTGCAAAAAATACTGACCACGACACAGTAGGTCACGAAGTACGTCATTGTTTCCAAGGCAGCTTTCACAAATGAAAAAAGTAGCATCAAGTCCCGAACGACATACCTTCCAAGTAGAAGGGTATATCAAACGCTGTGAGGAAAAGGGTGAAGAGCCCAATCTCGACTATGTTAATATGTACAACTCTTTTAGAGATCGGGATGAGGCTAATCTTGTTGATCCAAAATGGAAAAAAAACAACATGGAATACGATTTGCGGGCCAGCAAAGAAATGTGCGACAAAGTCAAACAGAGCGACAACTATGCACAAAACTTGTATGCCGCAATGTGCAATATGACTTGGCAAAGCAGAGAGTTTTGGCAAGAACTAAAAGGTGAAACTTGGAGTTGCAGTTGGCGACATGCTGGCGGTATAATAGCCGACATGCAGGAAAAAGGTGACTACATTGATTGGTACTGTAGCGGTATTGGTAATAGTGAAGATGGCTACGGTCTTGCAGGTAACAAACCAGAACAGGGTGGCTATGTACCAGAAGGAGTAGTCACTGAAGAAATTGAGTTGGATCTTAACCAATTAGGATGGCGTCCAATACCCTGGACTGATGACGATAACTAAAGTAAATACTATTATGACAAAACTAACATACACCGTTGAAGAATTATTTGAAGATATTCCTGGAGATCCAGACAATGTTATTATGAAACTTCCTCCAGAGATTTGTGAAGCACAAGGATGGGTAGAAGGTACCACACTTAACATTCAAGTGGAAGATGGAAAAATGATCATCAGCAAAGTATGAGCAAAGACGACTTACTTGAATTGACTGGACAAGTTACTGAAGTGTTGCCCGGCAACATGTACAGAGTACAGTTGGACGATAATCAACAT